AGAAAATTGCACGAAGCGCGTTACATAATGGAGGACATGTTAGTACCTCTGGAGTTTGTGAAAAAAGATCCACGCTTTGACCGTTTTAAAAACAGGATCACAGCGATCACAGGAAAAGACAAAGAAGACTTTTTAGTTAACATGGAAGAATCTTCTCTGGACGAGGGTGCGAAGGATGCCTACATCGAAGCGCAGGAGAACGGTGAGATGGTTTTGCTCACCGAGATCCATGATCGCATACACGCCAAGCGCATCACGTTTGCGCAGGGAATCGAAGAACCCGTTGAGGAGATCGATCACCCGTTTTTAGAGATGGACCCGATCACGATCCCTGATCCAGTTACAGGCCAACCTTTATTGACGGGCGAGTCTATACCTACGGGTAGTTGGTTAGTCGAGGGCGGTTTCCCTTACCATCCGCTGGTTTTTGACCTGACCGATGGCACAGACGGACCGATGGGTCTACCGATGATGGGGTATGTGGAGGACCAACAAAAAATTCAAGTCGAAAGTATCTCTCGCAGAGCAGATCTCCTCAAGAGATATCCGCGTTTATTGCTCGGTCAGAAAAATGAAAAAGACGAGAACGAACTGGTAGCGGAGCAGATTGAGGACGCCAGAGACGGGACGATCCTATGGGTGAACGATGTCAACAACGCGTTCCGTGAAGTGCAGATGGGTGCCATACCCAACGACCAGTTGAATATAGATCGCAGCGCAAAAGATGAAGAGGAGAGCATCCTTAATGTCTCGGGTGTAGCGTTAGCTGGCGGAGGTAAAATGACCGCTACGCAAAGTTCGCTGGTTGCGTCATTCGGTCAGTTGAACCGCGAATGGTTACAGGATGCAGTGAGTGGAACGTATGAGACAATCGCACGTAACACCCTGCGCATTATGTCGGACCCGAGGTACACGCCCGAGGAATTTATTGTCTCTGTATCTGCTGGCGATGCGCGCTACCAGCAAGCGATCACCGCAGATATTTTGAAGGTTCCATTTAGGATCAACATCGAAGCAAATTCGATGCGTCCACTCTTTGAACAAATGGAACGCGAAGATACGTTGGCCTTGGTTAACACACTGGTCAACCGCCCCGAAGTAAACCAGATGGAACTCATTAAGATGGTCCTGAGAACCTTCAAGGTTGCAGACGCAGATGCGTTAATAGGCGAGGCGGATAAGGCAACATCGACACGCAAAGCGCAACTGGAAAATCAGTTTATCGCTGCGCGCTTGCAAGATCCGCAGGTCTTACCTACGGATGACCATCAGGTCGAGATGCAAGCGCATCAGCAAGCACAACAAGATCCTGCTGTAACTCAATTTTTACAACAGGCGATGCAGATGAATCCGCAAGCCGTGCAGCAGTTCCAGCAAATCATGCAGGGACATATGCAAGCGCATCAGCAAGCAATGATGGGCGAAGCGGGTGGAGGTGGAGGCGGAGAGAAAACAGTGCCGAGTGTGCAGGACATCGAAGGTACGGTGCGAGGAAACGCACAGCGCGTATCGCAAGCCGTACAAGAATCAGACCCTAACCAAAACTAAATTATGCCTATATATGATTATTCCTGTGACGAATGCAATCACGAAGAACCTGATTTGTATTTCACTTTAAAAAACCTACCCAAGGTCCGCACCTGTGGTGCGTGTGGAGCAAAAAAATCTACACAGCACTTTGCAGGTGTTAAACGACTCGCGCAGATCACCAGCGGGTCATCGATGTATGGCGTAGAGCAACCGTGCGTAGGTGTGACCTTTAACAGCTACGAGGAAAAAGTGAAATATCTAAAAGAAAATAACTTGATAGAAACCAATGATCCCGTGGGCGGTTCCCGTTACAAAGGGCAGGAACCTCCACCTAAACCCAAACAATCAGCCGATTGGGTTTCAAAACCCGAAGAGGCTCTTATGTAGGAGGCAATAATTAGTATGGCCGAAGCTCTAGAAGACTCCCAACTTGGTGCGGAGGATATACCTTCTGAGGCTCCTGACGTTGAATCTATGTCGAGTGAACTCGGCACTGACCTAGCGGAGGATACCCAAGATGAAGCTACCTCAACCGAAGACGGACACTCCGATGGACAGGCGGTAGCGGAGTTCGATCCCAACAATGTGGATTGGCTGCGCGTAGACGCGGATGCGTTACCCGACAATTACAAACCCGTTGCAAACCTTGCAAAGCAGTTTCAATCCAGTTACACGCAAGCTCAGCAACAGGCGCGTGATGAGCAAAACAGGGCATCGCAGGAACGTCAGCAGTATCTCAGCGCGCTGCAACAATTGCAAGCGCAAAGTCAACCGCAACAACAGCAGCAGACACCCGCAGAACAACTCGGGCAATACCTCGACGAAGATGAGAAGAGGGGACTTGAGGTTGTGCAGACGCTATTCCAACAGCAATCTGCACCGATGCTGGAACAGATCGAATCACTGAAAAGTCAACTCGCTCAAGCTAATCAGGGCACACAGGCATTCACGCAGTATCTGCAAAACCAGCAGACGCAATCGCGTTTGAATCAGGTAGCGGAGACGCGTGACGCATACGGCGAAGAAGTGAACAACTTGAATGACCGCCAGATGTTGGCCATGCGCGCTTTGGTAGACCAAGGCACAACCGTCAAGGAAGCGTTTGAGAGTGTAACGGGTAAAGCGCAGCAACAGATTGAGGCTGCAAGAGCGCAGGATCGCGAAGTGCGTTCAAGCGCAAAAAACGCAGTGTCATCTAACGGTGCGCGCGCTGCAACCAGCGGAGCAACCATCGAAACTGAAGCGGAGCTTTTGGCAGCAGCACAGGCGCTCGGCTTCGAATAAAACAAGGATAAATTAAATTGGCCTCAACTGTACAGAGTTCCACATGGGACGATCTTTTCACGCTTAGCCTTCGGGCGAAACGTAAAAGAATTACGGACAATATCAGTGATAGTTACCCCACAATCGACCACTTTCGATCTTCTAAAGTAGTAGAGACTGAGAACGGCGGGAAGCAGATCCAAGAAGATCTCCAATACAAATTGGATACATCGACTTGGTTCTCAGGGTTTGACACTCTACCAACCGAAAGTACGCAGGGGGTAACAGCGGCATTTTACAACTGGAAGTATCTCGCTACACCAATAACCATCAGTATGACCGAGGAGAAAGAGTCACGCAAAAGCGATTCTGCTATCAAGTTATTGGAAGCAAAAACCAAACGCGCGATGACCACACACTTTGACACGGTCAACGCTGCACTACACACCGCACAGACAGGTAAGGCTCACTTAGGATTACCTGACGTAGTTTCTGCGAGTGCAGGTGCAACGGTAGGTGGGATTAACTCTACTTCGGAAACATGGTGGGACAACAAGCGTCAGGCTTTTGGCGGAACAAACTTCCTCACCGCATCGGGTAATTCCACGCAGGGTCTGGTCATAATGAAAGACCTCTGGAACGATGTGAGTGAAGGCTCAGGAGAGCATCCTTCAGTAGTGCTGACGACGCATGGAATTGGCGGAGATTATGAAAGTTTGTTCGAGGGCAGCACGTACTTACGACTCTCTCCGAAAGACGGAAATGGCGTAGATGGTAGAGATACTATGTTTAGAAAAGCCAAGGTAATTATGGATCGCGATTGCGGTTCTGGTTTGATGTATTTCCTCAACACCAAGTATCTCAAGTACAAGATCCAATCGGGATTGAACTTTGCCAAAACCCCATTCCGTGAGCCAGCAAACCAACTCGCGAAGACTTCATTTGTTGTATTGTCCGCGGCGCTAACCGTGAATAACCGTAGACGGCAGGGCGTGATCACTGGTTTAACCTCTTCATAATAATTTTACAACCTGAGACGCAAGCCAATGCGTCTTCATAGCTCAGACACGGGCGAAAGGATTTTTAAATGTCTTACAATGTAGAAAACAGTAACTATGCGATTAATCGTATTGGTGGGTCGGGCAACCAAGGTTTGTATGAGGAAAGCTCTACCGCAAAATATCCAATAGGCGAAAAGTTAGAACTGAACGATGGTCGTATTTTTCGATATGGATATGCTGGTGGAACTGCTCTTGCTGCTGGTGTATTGGTTTCGCCAGATTTCTCAGCGCGTTCGTTGAGCGAAGCTGACGGAAAACTCGCTGCTGCGAGTGCAGGTGCAACCTCAGTAACGATGACAGTAGCAGGTTCGTCTGGATTACCTGCTGACTTTGAGGGCGTGACCGCCGATGGTTTGGCAGGGTCTTACCTTATCACCTCGGGTGATGCAGGTGCAGGATATAATTACCGAATAAAAGGTAACACCGCTGCATCTAGTGATGCTGTCACGATAACTCTGTTTGACGGTTTGGTTGTTGCAGTTACTACCGCAACGGACGCAGCTATTGCTGGGCATCCATTTCACACGCTTAACATCAACGCAGCTTCAGTAGGAGCAGCTACAGATACTCTACCTGTAGGCGTTTCGGTGCGCGCAATGACCGCCAACTATTACGGTTGGTTTCAAACGCACGGAGTTGCTGCGGTGCTCGTAGATAACGGTGCAGGTGCCACAATAACGGTTGGCTCAAATGCAAGTATCAGTGATGAGGATGATGGTAAGGTGCAGTTTGCTGACGATATTGACGAAGCTGTCATCGGTAAGTTTATGCAGGAACCTGATAACGATGGTCATACTCCGATTCTATTGAACGGACTTTATTAAACAAACGAGGAGGGGCATGGCAGGTGCCTCTCCTCATTTCATAGGAGGCTAAATTAATAAATGGCAAAAGCAACACCAGCAAAAAAAGAAGAGACACTCACGCCAGAGCAAATGCAAAATATGATAACTGCGATGGCAAAAAAAATTGACCAACTACAAAACAGCAAGCAGGAAGAGGTGGACGATACACCCAGCCCCGAGAATGCAAGGACCTCTAACCAAGGCGCTCGGTTATTAGCTACTAGTGTTGGCGATGTTATACAGCCCGAGGGTTATGTAACACCTGTTCCTGAAGCCATCATGGAGAAGGGGCCAAAGGCAGTGAAGGTGTTCTTGGATACGTGGAAGAAGGGGCAGCGCCCAGAGGAACGCGCGTTGGGTGGACACGCTGAAGAGCTTGCTGCCGAGGCAGCCATGTAAATGACATTATCTGAGGTTTTGGATCGCGCACTCATGCGCGCAGGGTTAACGGAGACAAACGCAGACCACCGCAATCAGGCGCGAGTCTACGCTAACGCCACCTTGCAAGACATAGCGAGTCGAGCTACGTGGTGGTTCATGTTCAAAGAAGGATCACTCTCTACAACTGCGTCTACACGTTCATATGCTCTCGCTGCGGATGTCGGCAACCTGATATCTTTTCGCGATACGAGCAATGATCGATCTCTGCGCATCGTGAATAACGATGAGCCAGATGGTGCTGACCCTGATCAGAGCGAGACGGGTGACCCTGCACTGATCTACATCATAGGTGCGGATAGTTCTACAGGTGCGCCTAAAATTGATATCTATCCAACACCCGATACGAATTCTGACACGATAAAATATCGATACTATAAAACATTTCCCGAATTGGTTGCCTCTAATGATTCTGATAACCTACTCACTGCACATGGTATCCCACTTTTGCTCCAACATGCTCTGTACCTTGGGACCGCATCAGGGGTGTTATTGGAATATGGGGACGATTCTTCTGCTGGGCTAAACAACAGCGAGATGGAGCGCTATATATTCCAAGCGCGTGAGCAAAACGGGAGAATGTCAGGCAACAGAGACTTTCGTTTGAACCGCCGAGATGTTAATGCTCGTTTCGACTTTGTTGTTCAGGAAGGGTCGCTGCGTTAATGGCGATAAGAGCAGATACCGTACAATACGGTCCTTGGGTAGAGGGAGTGTCTTACAGCACAGCGCCAGAGGATATTGGCCCACAGGGTCTAAGCGATATGCTCAACATGCGTGTAGGGGGATCAGGTGAAGTGTCCACGCGCAACGGCACCGCCTCCTACCAGAGCGCGGGAGCTTTAGCTGGTCCTCCCACTGTTACCATGGCAGCCGAGTTTAAGCCCAACGCAACTACCACGCACGTTGTAATTGTTGCGGGAGACGCAATCTACAAATACGACTCAGGATGGTCTGCCATCACTGGATCACTCACCATCACTGCGGGCGACACCAATACATTCGAGTGGGCCAACTGCAACGGAACTCTGGTCGCGACAAACGGCGTGAACCCGATGTTTAAGTGGACAGGGTCATCGAACGCTGCTGCACTGGATGTAGACTCACGGTTTACCACAGCCAAGCACCTTGCTTGGTTTGACAACAGGTTGTGGTTTGCAAATACAAACGCAAATACATCGCAGTTATGGTATAGCGATATAGGAGACATAGAGACGTGGTCAGCTACCTCGTATTACAATTTACCAGCGGAGATCGTCGCGCTTGTGCCAGCCCAGAATGCATTGGTCGTGCATACGCGAGATGGAATTTCTTCGTTCATCGCGACAGGGAATACTACGATACCGTACTCACAACAGCGACAGACAGTGGAGGGCGGTGTGGATGCAAAATCCACCGTATCCCTGCCAAATCAAACTCAACTGTTTCTACAGCCCGATGGCGTATACGAGTGGCGCGGTGGTTCAACCGTGCAAAAAATAAGCTATCAGCTTGATCATTTTTATTGGCCAGAGTTAACTGCGGGATCGTTAAAAGATGCGTTTGCCGTACGCTACGCGGATGAGAATGAAGTGTGGTTTTTTCTTCCGTATCAACAAACTAAACCCAATCACGCGATGGTGTATAACACGCGCCATAATTGCTGGTCGGGACCGCTTGAATATACTGCGGGTCGTGCGTGTGCAACAATAATAAACGAGAAACCTCACGCTGGGGGTTATGATGGAATCCTGTGGGATATGGACACAGGGACAAATGATGCGGGATCTGTAATTAATTGGAAAATGAAAACAGGATCACCAGCGCCTATGGGTGCCGATGTGCGCCTACGATGGCTGTATGCTAGAAGCTACTTTGATGGTAAGTCTGATTACAGCGCTAACGTGACGCAGGAGTCTTCGGGGCTGTCTGGGACAAGCAAATCGCTATCCTTGAAAAGTTCCGCTTTTGTTCTGGGCGTAGATGCAGTAGGTAAGGGCGCGCTAGCCACGGCGCGAATGATTGGTAGAGACACAGACCTAGCAGGATATGACCCACACTCAACACTAGAGTATACAGGATCGGGTTTAAATCAGCCCATGACCTTGAGACGAGTCCACCTTCAATTCAAGACGCTTGGACGCAAGCGCAGAAGAGCGAGAGCAGATTAATGGCAGTCACTACAAACAGGGTTGGCGGTATAGACAACCGAAAAAATAGAAAAAATAAAAACAACCTCACCCAACCATCGATGTATGCAGCGCAAGGGAACACTAACCTTAACACAAAACCAAGCCTTGAACAGGTCATGGGTGGAACCTTGGGGGGCGCGCCAAGTCGGACCTCAATAGACGAGCAAATTAAGGGTGACCCGTCACTCTTGGATGGTCGCAACCCAATGCTCAACACCTCAGCAAAATCATTCACTACTGACAGTACACCACCTGCGGGCGGTTTTGACCCAAGTAAAATTACGGGTAAAGGCTTTACTCCTGTGGGCGCAGGGTTGGAAAACATGATGTCTAACACCATGACTACAACACCGCCCCCAGCCCCGCCCCCAGCCTCAATTTCGAGTTCAAATACAGCGATGCAAGCTGGTCAAGGAACAGGTGCTGTGAATACAGGTGTAGGTGCAGGGGCAGCAATGCAAGCTGCACAAGGAACAGGTGCTGGTCCTACGGGGCCGATGGCACCAAATTACGAGCAAGAAATAATGGATGCAATTCGCAAAAGCCCAACAGGCTTTACGGGGGCTGGTATTGGTTCTTTTCGGACGGCTGATGGGAAAAGTATTATGGACCTCCCGCCTGATGTGCAAGCTCGGATTAATTCATTCTTAGGTGGTGATGAATTCAGAGGGCTGGTTACACAGGCGAATCAAAACGATCCTGCGTTTGTCGCTCAACAACAGGCAGAGGCTGCGCGGGCGGAGGCGGATAGAGCGAGGGCAGAAGCGGAGCGATTACGCAATTCAATAAATGCAAACCCCGCACAGAGCGCACCCGTAATGGAGACGCGTGATGCTACGTTAGGCGAACGTCAGGCATCGTCCCCAACAACTACAGCAGTAGCTCCACTAGAAAATGTTGTCACGGCAGGTAGTCCAAAGGCGCGGTTTGCTAAGGCTGTTGGCGGATCATCCGATAAAGAGTTGCGCGACCAACAGATGTCAATGACAAGGGATGCCATTGCTAAAGGTGAAGAGTTTGGGCAGGACGCGATGCGAGGTTTACGCGATTACAACATCACGGACGCTGGGATGCAATTCAACCAGCCCGCTGCTACAAGCCAACAAATTGAATTAGATCGATTCACTCCAACCATAAACGCATCGCAAATCGAACTTAACCAACTAGACCCACAGGCACAGGCGAGAGATGCATCGCTGGCAGCATTTAACGAGCGCATTAACCTCGGAGAGTTTGCACCCACTGCTGGCGCATCTGAGTTTGAGACGAGTTTTGGTGACGTGCTGTTGGATCGGCTAAGACAAGCAAACCAGCGCGGTGCATCGGGATACGATCCCACTACATCAGCATTGCTGGCGGATCTGGATGACACAGCAGCGCGTCAACGCGAGAGAGACATCGCGCAACTCAATCGATTAGGTGTTTTGCAATCGGGTTCCACGGCAGATGTCTTTCAGGAGGGAAACCAGAACTTACGTAGAGATCGCCTTGCTGCCATCGCGCAAGGTTATGGACTTGGCCAGAACGATCCCGCACTCAGCACAGCAATGGAGTTAGCGAGACTCGCAAGTGACAGAGGGATTACAGGGGACGATCAACGACTCACGGGACGCTCTCAGGATCTCACCGCAGGGCAAAGCAACTTAGATGCAGCGCTGCGAGGTAGGGATCAGGACCTACAGGCTACACTTGCAAATCAAGCAACGGATCTAGATGCACAACGGCTCAACTTAGAGACAGCGTTAACGGGTAGAGATCAGGATCTACAAGCTGGCAGATTTAATCAGGCCGCCGATCTGGAGGGACAGTTGCGGGCAATGGATGCTGGACTCACAGCGCGCAGCCAAGATTTGGATGCAGCGGGTCGCAATCAAGCATCTGATCTGGACGCACAAAGACTAAACATGGAGCAGCAGTTAGGTATTGCAGATCGTCAACTCGTCGATGCTGCACGGCGCAGTGGGGATGAGCGCTTTGCATCAGATCTTGGATTACGCCAATTGAGCGCACAGCAGGATCTTGCAGATCGCGTAACGGGTAGGCAACTCATCATGGGTGACCCAACATCGCGCGAGAGATTCGAAGAGGATGTCCGCAGATCCCGTGTAGGCGAGACGCAGTTTGAAAAATCACTGCAACAAGAAAAAGACCTTATCACGACACAGGGAGACGTAGATCGCCTCATGCAGCAGATGGTTGGCCAGCAGGATATCTCTCGGATAAGTCAAGAGGGATTAAACCAGCGTGAGTTGCAAAGACTTGTGAATACGGGAGATCTAGAGGGCTTAAAGCAGAGGGGATTAAACGATGCGGAAATACAGAAACTCGTAAACCAAGGCGCATTATCTACACAGGCGCGATCTGGTTTTGACGCGCAGGAGTTACAGAGAATAGTCAACGAAGGTCAACTCGGATTACAGCAGGATCAAAACCAACTAACGCGTGATTTAGCTGTTGGTCGGATAGGTGAAGACGATACGCTAAACAGGATGATGACCGAGCAGGATCTTGAGCTACGTAGAGGGTTAGATCCACTGGCAATAACCTCACAAGAGATAGCAAACCGCGATGCGCAGAGCCTTATCGATGAGCGTAATGTCGGCCAAGCACTCGCACTGGCTCAAGGTCTGGATGATGCAGATTTAAAAGCACGACTAGGAAAAGGCATCAGAGATCAGGACGTTAGAGCGCTGTTCGACAGAATTTACGGAGGGGGAGGCAACACAGCACCTCCACCTCCAAATACAGGGCCACCACCATGGCCCGATAATTTACCGCCATTGCCAGCAGGGGGAGATTTGCAACCTGACGGAAGAACCTTCGTCTCGGATGACGGAAGAAGATACATGCTATCACCCGATGGATTATCATGGGAGCAAATATAAATGCCACTACCAGCAGGAGTGATCGCAGGATTAAAGTTTGCAGCACCGATTGCCATAGGAGCAGGGACCAATTACTTGACGAGCAGGTCATTGCAGGGCGATGCGGAAAAGGCGCGTAGAAGAGCGGAAGAAGAGCAGCAGATGCTCAATGCAGTTGCTGCGTTCCGTGGCGGAGGAGCGCCGACCGTAGCTCCGCAAACCGAAATATCGGGTAGGACGCGCGGTTTCAATTTGTTACGGCAACTCGCCCCATTGATCGGAAAGGGAATCCAGAATTTAAACTTTGGCGGTGGAGGTAATAGTGGGGGTGATATTGGTTTGCAAAGTAGCCAGTTTAATGTTACCCCTGATCCTAACTTAGTGCAAAATATTATGAGACGCTCCACCAACATCAGGGACTACTAATGGCAACAGATATATGGGGTCAGACACTCACCCCGCAACAACAGCGCATGATGCAGGATTACACGCGCCAGACGGGTGAGCAGGTAACAGAGGAACCTGCAAGTAAGCAGCGCTTTCAAAGTTGGGTTGAGAGGTTTTTCCCTTCGGCAGCAGCCTCGCTTGAACGGTCAATGACGGATGATATTACTGGATCGCTATCACCAATTACAGAATCTAATGTATCCCCGTTTAATGCACTTTCAAATAAAGTGCGTGATGTATTCGAGGGTCCAATAGGGGATTTTTTTAGTAATACAACCCCAGAAAACTCTGGACTCGGTCAAGACGTGGAGGACAAGTTATTTCAAGACCTTTATGGCTCCCCTCCATTTGAACAGGGTCCAGAGATTAAGGTTAGACCAAGCGGAACTATGACGAGAGACACAGGGATGTATGGTATGCCTGATGCGGTGAAAAGCA